ACATCGAGCGTCCTTACTTGCTCGAGGTCGTGCAGCACTGGGTTGACAAACTGCAGCCAGGTGGAATCCTGCGCATCGCAGTTCCTGACTTTGACGAGATCATTCGCCGTGCGCAACTCGATCGAGATCAAGAAGATCAAAGCGGCAAACCGTTCCCGTGGGAGGCGTACATCATGGGCGGACAGATCGACACATTCGATCAGCACCACACCTTGTGGAACGATCCAAAGTTGCGCATGCTTTTCAATCAGGTCGGCATCACCGAGATCATGCCGTGGAAAAACACAGAGCCACTCGACTGCAGCGATCTCCCGATCTCGCTCAACCTAGCAGGTCGCAAGCCGCTCGCAGTTGGTGCGATGACGCAGCCGCCGAAGTATCTCGACATTAAAGGCGTGATGACTATGCCAAGACTGACATGGACCGACACGATGTTCTGTTGTCAGAAGATCACAAGCGCACTAGGCATCACGATCACGAACTCATCAGGCGTGTTCTACGGGCAGGGCATGCAGCGCATCCTCTCGATGCTTGCACAGGAGACCGACATCAAGTGGGCGTTGACCATTGACTACGACTCGCTCTTTGACTGGCAGGACATCGTGGCTATGCGTGAGATCGCCGAGCGGGACGGGCTCGATGCGCTCGCTCCGCTGCAGTCAGGTCGTGAGCGACTCGCTCCGCTTTGCGTTGCCTCCACAAATTGGGTTCCACGCAAACTCAATACGCACGACCTGCAGCAAGACTGGTTCGAGGTTTCGTCGATGCACTTTGGATGCACCTTGATCCGCATGGACTCGCTGCGCAAGTTGCCCAAGCCTTGGTTCTGTTCGATGCCAAACGACGAGGGCGACTGGAGCGGCGACAAGATCGACGATGATATTTGGTTCTGGAAACAAACGCAGAAAGCGAACTGGAAGATCGGCGTGACACCGAAAGTATCCATCGGTCACATCGAGACGGTCGCAACATGGCCTGGACCAAAGTTGCAGTCGCTGCACCAGTCGACGCACAACTATCTGCGATCAGGCAAGCCGTGGTATGTCAGGAGTCGTGAGGGATGGCGCAACGGTCCGCAGGATGGATCAACCGAAATTGTCAAGCCTGCATAGGATCAAATATGGCAGTAGGACTATACGCACTTTCGACCTTGGTTCAACTCAAAGCACACCTCGGGATCACGGCTGTAACAGACAATACGATCCTCGAGGGCTACATCGATCATGCAACGGCGAAGATCGAACGGTGGATCGGACGACAGATCCTCGTGCGCAATTACTTCGAGTGGTATGGCGGAAACGATGTCCGCAGCGTGCGTGTCAAGCAGTACCCGATAAATAATGTCGTGGGCGTATACACAGGACTTGCCGCTGCGCTCACGATCGCATCGACCGTGTCAAGCGATATTCGCCTGACGGTCTCGATCAACACCGATCCACTCGGCACAATTTCAAACGGCACGCTCGCACCTGGTGCAGTCTTGACACGCACAACCAGCGCAGGCACGACATCAACCAACACGCTGACATTCGCAACCTACCCCGACACGACCTCGCTTGTCGCTGCGATCAACGCCATCACGGGCTACAGCGCAAGCGTGTCGACTGCGATGCGGTGCGCCCAACTCCATCCTCGAGCCGGTGGAGATATCAAGATGGCGACCGTGATGCTCACAGGTGTGAATGTCTCGAGTGAGTTTGTCTACGACTCGTACCTTGGGATCGTCACGATCCGTCAGGACGCATTTCCGATGGCATCGCACAACGCACGCTATCCAAGTGCGCTCCAGTCGACGCTGATCGAGTACTCCGCAGGCTACACAGCCGTGCCCGATGATATTCATCAGGCGTGCATGGTCATCGCAGGCACGATGTACTTGTCTCGCAAGTCGGACACATCACTGCAGAGCGAGTCGCTCGGCGACTATTCCTACTCGATGGCGAGTGCGGACTCATCGAGGGCAATGATGGAGGACATGCTCGGGAGTTGGAAAGAGATCCGATGAGCGTCGACAGCCTGATCGCACAATTCGGCAGGTCGCTTGAAATCTACACACGAGCCGAAAGCGTCGATGCAGGTGGCGCATATACCCGTGTCTATACAGCGTCGACAGTCTTGATCACGGCGTACTTGCAACCTGCAAATCCCAACGAGTCAATGCTCAACGGTGCAATTCGTGCATCGACAGGTCTGACTGCATATGTTAATGCCGTCGACGGATCGAGTCTTGCAACTGGCTCTCGTCTTTTCGACAATGACACATCGATCATGTATGAGATCCAAGGATTCCGCCGACCCGATATGCGAAGCGGTCCTGACTTAATGGCGTACTTCATCCTCGAACTGACAACGGTTGAGGGCGAGTCATGAGCGCATCGCACAACTTTTCGGCTGCGGACATCATCTCAGCAAATATTGAAGGCATTGAGCGTGGGCTCAATGTTGCGATGACTAAACTGCAACGGGAAATGCGATTGACATTGAACAAGAAGGGCACAGGTGTTGGATATATTGGTGGCAAGAAAGGCAAGGGCTCGTATCGCAGAAGATCTGCACCATTCCAACCACCAGCGCAGGACACAAGCCATCTGATTAACTCAGTGCAGACATCCGTATTCAGAAATGAAACTGGTCGAGATTTTGTGTCCGTTTTTATGACTGGGCTTGTGGCAGGCAAAGACAAAGATGCACGCATTCCACGGTGGCTCGAATACGGAACACGATATATGCACGAGCGACCGTTCGCTGCGCCAAGCATCAAAGTAGTCAAGCCCAAAGTCGTTGGGATCATCGAATTTGAAATGGACAAGGCGATCAAGAGAATGCGAACTCGAGCAATGAAGGCAGCCCAATGAGCCAAGTCATCCTGACAACGATCTACAACAAGTTGGTCGCAGTGCAAACTGCAGGCACGGTCTACAACCTTGTTGGCGGCAAGATATACCAACTCGAAGGACCGCAAGGCGATGTCATGCCGCTCCTCGTTTATGCGATCAGCAACGAGGACACGACGACTTTCATGACATCGGCAACGCAGTCGATGCACACGCTCGACTGCGCATTCACCTTTTATTTCAAGCCTGACTCGTCGGTGGTGACGGCGATGGCAGCCGAGGCCGCATTGTTCCTGCTCCTGCACAAGGCGAGCATGACCCCATCGTCGGTTACATACTCGACCGTTGAATCGATCTGCACTTCTCGGGGAGTGCCTACGATCAATGTAGACTCGATCGTCATCGACACGACATACAGAATTTTCGCAACGAAACAAACCTAAGGGAGAATTACAATGGCAGGAATTAGCGGAGTAAACGGCAACATCACATTTGGGAGCGCAATCGGTGGAGTCATCAAGTCATGGACAGCAAATTTCACGCGTACAAACACTGATATTACTGGTTTCGGAAACGCAACTCGCAATCGTGCGACTGGGATTATTGATGTCACAGGCTCAATGACAGGCTCGATGGACAGCACATTAGCCCCGACTCTTGCTTTCTCGGGCAACACTGCAGCAGCAACACTTACTTTGACCGCAGAAACAGGAAACACTCTTGCATTCCCAGTCATCGTTGACTCGTTCACGATCGGCCTTGCAGTCGATGGCGAGGCAACCTTCAGCGCAAATTATGCCATCGCTTCAACTTCAACGACATTTGCTGGCGCAGTTACTGCTACTTGGTCTTGATCGAACACTTCAATCCATTCGCAAGTCGTCAAGACTCCCCAGACGATTTGCGGGTGGAGTTTTCTTTTCAAGGCAAGCAGCACGCTCGGTGGGTCGGGCCAATGGACCGCAAAGATGCGCTGCGAATTGTGATGCTCTCCGAAAACATATCGCCATCGATGAGGCGTGATCTCGTGCGTGTTACGATCAAAACACGAAAGGAACTCGCACGATGGAAACCAACAAACCAAAAGCCCGCCTGGTAGCAATCGGTCGGCACATGCTCTCCTGCCTCTCCGCCAACGACTACATCGAGATCGGAGAGCGCAGGTGGCATGCACTCCACAATCGCGCGCAGGAGATGCTCGAGGACGCAAGAGCAGAGCCCCTGCAGCGGGTCGAACACATGAAGGCGATCTACGACCTACGGGACCGCACGACACAACTCGCAATTCAACACGGCGCAACGCTTGAAGGTGCGCTCGAGGTCATCGAGCACGCCTGCAAGAAGGCGAAGGTGGACGGCAGCGAGGCGATCGCGCTGATGCAGCCCGAGGTCGTTGTTTCGACTGCGCTCGCGTTGTTCGGCATTGATCTCGATGCGGAGTCCTCAAGCCCAAAATGACAGCGGGGAGCGGCGACCTCGACTGGCATTCGCTCGCCGCATTTGTTTCGCATTACGCTCCCGGCTCGACTGATCCGATGGAGTTGCCCGTGGATCGATTGCTTGCGATTGCGCACGCAACGAGTGCGCTCCTCGTGCGCAACGCAGAGGCACAAACGCAGAGCATGCGTAGGATGAGATAGCACTATGAATCCGACACTCGAAGTACAGATCACGGCGAAACTCGACAAACTCGATGCGGGGTTAAAGGTTGCAGAAGCGAAGATCAGTCAGAGTGCGCAGACCATGGGCAAGGCGGGCGAGAAGGCGGCCGCAAACTTTGGAGAAAGTTTCGCAGCAAATCTGCCGATGATGATGGTCGCCACAGCGATGGCAAAGACCATCGGAGGCGGCTTGCTCAAGGCTGTTGAGGATGTCAACGCAGGCAAAAGCGGCGAGCAGATCGGGCTTGGTTTTGCACAAGGAATTGTTGACGGTGCGAAATCGTTACCAGTTGTCGGCGTTGTGTTCGGCATCCTTGACGAGTTGGTCAACGGTGCAAGCCGATACATCGACAAACTCAATGAGTCGGTGACAAAATCTGTCGAAAAATATATTTCATCGATGCAGGCAATGCGAGATGCAACAGAGAATTTTAAGAAAAGTGCTACAGAAAAGGTTGAGGATGTTGCCGATGCTGGCGATCCTGCAGCGATGGCAAGACGAGCAGCGGAACGACAGAATAAAAAGATAGATGACGATGTAGAGGCTGCAAAAGAACTTGGTCGAGAAGCACGGCGGGCGCAAAGAAAAGCGCAGGACGAAAAAGATAAAGCAAGTATGGCGGGCATGGAAAGTGAGGGCAAGACTGGGGATATCAGGCGTGCTCTTGCTGGTGAAATATCAAGAGACGAACAGATAGCACAAGAACAAAAGGCATCTGATTCTGCTCGAAGACGAGCCAAGGCGGCTGGTGTTGAAGCCGATGCAAAAATAGATGCGCTCGCTGCTGCTGCAAAATTGGCAAACATACAAGAGGCTGAGAAGAAAATTGCTGAAGCAAGCAAGAAGGCGCAAGATGATAAGTCTGCGGCTTCCGAAAAGACCGCTGCCGATCTCAAGACCGCAACCGACAAAGCAGCAGCCGAGGCCGTCAAGGTCGCCGACAAGGCAGCAGCCGAGGCAAAGAAAGCCGCTGATGAACTAGTCAAAATTGCCAAGGAAAAGAAACAGGCTGAGTTCGCCGCGGCGATGCAGGCGCAAGACGACATCATCAAAGGCGAGCAAACTGTGCAAAAGAAAGCCGATAAAGCCAAAGTCTTTTCTGAAGCAGTCAGCAGCGCGGGGCAAGAATTTATCAGCAGCGGACAGACTGCGCTCGGTCAATTCAACTTTGCGCAACAAGGCGCAGGCTCAAGTGCGATCGACCTCGCAAAGAAGCAAGTGCAAAGCCTCGAAAAGATCGAGGCAGCAACTGCTGAACAGGTCCGGCTGACGAAAGAAAATAAGGGCTTCTTATGAGTGATGTCTACGAACTGAATACCAGCCGTAAGTACCTCAACAACGAGGGCAAGCCACGAGCGGAGCGGCAGTTCGTCGTTGTCGGCGCAGACACTGAAGGCGATGTCGTTGCGCTGTTTGGCGGAACTCTGCCTGGCGAATACGACCACTATCCAAACGATGGCGCGCTTCCGTACGACATGCTCGCGTTTGATTACGCAATAACGAAAGAGCCTAATGCGGTTTCAACTTGGCAGGTCACGATGCGCTATCGCGCTGAGATCGGCGCAAATCAGGCGTTTAACAATCCGACATCAAAGGAACTCACACCCAACCAAGTCGGATATCGAACTGCACGACTTTCGATGAGCGCGGAATTCAAGGATCAGTACAGGAAATTCGCATCGGTCAAGTTGATGCAGGATAAAGCAACGGCATTTTATGAATCGGCAGACATTGGCGGCATTTCTGTCGATGTCTCTGGTCATGCTCTGTCTGTTTTAAGTTACAGGCAGAACATTACGATCTTGATCACGGACTCTGTGCTGCCTGATGCGCAAGCACTCGCAGTGCAAATCGGGACACGCAACGCATCATCATTCCTCAATTATGATGCAGGCTCTGTTGTGTTTGCAGGATGCAACTGCGAGACCATTCCTGAGGTTGGTCGCAACTCGATTGAGTACAGTTTCGTTTATGACCAGAATTCGCACTACATCCAGTATCCAGTTCGCAACGAAAACGGAGTTGTAATCTATGCAGAGACTGCCTCTGGCGACATCGCAAAGGGCTCCGTTCTTACGGTCTACAACAAGCAGCCGTTTCCATACACCAGCAACTTCAGCAACCTTTCACAATACTTCTCAGGACTATAAACATGAGCGCAGAAATTAACATCCAGTTGAACCTCGAAGCATCATCAGGAAATTTCAGAGCAAGTTTCCGCCCCAACTCGATCACGCCTGACATGGCGACGCTGATCAGTTCGGACCTAGTGCAGACCATCGGCACAACATTTGGAAATTTAAGCCTTGGTTCAAGTGTTGTCGCGGGTGGCTACTACTGGTTTCGCA